GCTGAAGATGTTTTGTATGTTCCAGGGAAAATACCTAATACTAGACGTGGTAAATTTGATTATTTAGATGCAAGTCCGCATTATTTAAGTAATACTCAAAATGAAATAGCTTTTGTTCGTTATGATGATTTACCTAATCCAATGCTAGACGGCAAAAGACATATGCGTGTTCATGAATTACAAACAGATATTCATTCTCCACAATTTTCTCAAAATGCAGATACTAGAGAAAGTTATTTTAGCAAAAAAATAAATCCTTATAATCAAGATATAAGTTTAAAATTATTAAATGCTAAAAGAAAAGAAATTACTGATAAGCTACAACCTTATTTAGAATTAGGTAGAGGACAAACTGGATTAACAAGAGCACAACAACAAGATCTTGCAAGATTAAATTATAAGTTAACTGAAATTGATAGATCTTCTTTAGGAGGACTTAGTAGAGCTGGAGTTTTAGATGATACTACAGGTGCACCTTTAAGCAGATCCTATGCAGACTTTGTAATTAAAAATTTAATGAGAAAGATGGCTGAGAAAAATATTAACGCTATCAGTATTACTCCTTCTACTGTTAATAGTGGAATAAAAATGTTTGATAAAAATAAATTTGGAAATGAAATTAATTATGGATTAAATAGTGGTAAAGCTCTTTTAAAAGATAAAAAAACAGGACAAGTAAAAGAATCTTCCGAACTTTCTGTTAATAATAAAACATTAAGTAAAATAGCAAAAGATTATGGAGCTGTTTATAAACAAATGAAAGTTCCAAGAAGCAATCCTTATAAAGAATGGAAAGTTATTATTGAAAGAGAAGTTCCTAGAGAAGCTGTTGAATCAAAAAGAGCTATCTATGATTTTAAAGGTAGAAATAGTTATTTCTTTGATGACCATGTGGCTGCTTTTGACACAGAGAAAGAAGCAAACATATTTGCTCGTACATTTGGAGAAAACTCTAAAGTTAAAAACTTTAAGATAGATGATGCTAGAAATTACTATGATGCGATGACTTTATATGCGGATAATAATGTTTTAAAAAAATTTTTATTGCCACAAAGAGCCTATTATAGTATAGGTGGATTTGTTGATGAAACTAATATATTTAAACCGATTATTTAAGATATCTTTATTTCTATTACTTTGTTCTTGTACTACAACTCAAAATGAGGTACAGAACAAATTTAAAAATATATCAGAAACATTTAAACATATAATATTACCGTGACGATACGAGGAGATTCCAAAGATTATAACTTATTAGATAATTGGGTAAGAATGATAAAGTTAAAATCAGATAATGTTTTAACTTGTGAAATAGGTGTTCGTGAAGGACTGGGTTCCAAAGTTATAATGGATGGTATGAGAGCCAATCGTTTACAAAATTATAAACATATTGGAATTGATCCTTATGGAAATTTAGATTATCAACATTATGATTACTCTCCATCTTACACTGCAAATTATACTAATGAAATGAGATTGCAGTTAGAAAAAGATTTATCTGATTATAAAGAATTTAAATTGTTTCATATGACGGATAAAGAATTTATAAGACGTTATCCAGAGTATGGTCCGTTTATACTTGTACACTTTGATGGTCCTCACATGACTAAAGATGTTTTAAACGAAGCTATATTTTTTGCAGAACGAAGCATTATAAATACAAGATTTGTATTTGATGATTATCAAAAATTTAATATGAAATTAATATCAGATGCTTTAAAGTATTATGGCTTTGAAGAATTAGATAAAGGTGAAAATAAAATATGTCTAGAGAAAAAGACACCGTAATTAGTTTACCTTTTTATAGGCAACATTGGATACATACCAAACCTTATGGTCATGATATAGTAATTTGGGCAGATACAGGTAAAATTACAATACAGTGTAAATGGCCAGATATGGAAAGGTCTAACAACAACAGAGTTAAAAGAAAAGATAGCAACAAAGTAGATTTGTAGTCTATTTTGCATTATTATTAGATTTTAAATTAAAGGAAACATTATGAACAAATCTCAAAAGAAAATTAAAAAGGTAATGGGTGAATTTAAAGAAGGAAAATTACATTCCGGAAAAAAAGGACCTGTTGTTAAATCTAAAAAACAAGCAATTGCTATTGCATTATCAGAAGCTGGTAAATCTAAAAAAATGATGAAAGCTAGTGAGGGTATGTTAGCTGATTCAGATAGACTTACAGAAAGAGATGTAAGAACAGCAACAGAAGCAACATATAGTAAAGCTATGAGAGAAGCTATTGGTTCAGATAGATTAACTGAAGCTGATATTAAATCAGCAAAAGTTTCAATTAAATCTAAAAAAATGATGAAAGCTAGTCAAGGTATGTTAGCTAATCCAGATAGACTTACAGAAAGAGATGTAGCTATGGCAGGTGAAGCATTAAGTGAACCATCAGATCCAATGAAAACTTATAAAAAAGCCATGCAAGAAGCTGTTAGTTCAGACAGACTAACTGAATCTGATATTAAAAAAGTTTCAATTGTTGAAAAAGCAAAAAATGTTTATAAAAAATTAAATTCACCAGAAATGAGAAAAATGATGGGAACAGGTGGAGTAAAAAAAATGTATGGTGGAGGATCTGTCCTTGCAAGAGGAGTTAGATTCGGAAAGAATAAACCAACTAAACTTTTTTAAATGGCTGTTGATAAAAATAATCCCGTTACTGATGAAGTAACTGTCGAAGAAGAAAAAATTGTAACTCTTCCTGGTGATACTGAAGAAGCAGTACAGGAAGAGTCTCAACAAGATTTCTATGCCAATCTTGCAGAGGACATGGATGACAGAATACTTTCTCAAATAGCAAACGATTTAATTTTTGATTACGAAAAGGACAGAGAGTCTAGACAAGATTGGGAAGATGCTTACATTAAGGGTTTAGATTTATTAGGATTTAAATACACAGAACAAAATAGACCATTTAAAGGTGCAGCTGGTGTCACTCATCCATTATTAGCTGAAGCTGTTACACAATTTCAAGCACAAGCATACAAAGAATTATTACCACCTGAAGGACCGGTTAGAACTCAAGTTATTGGATTAGAAACAGATGAAATAGCTCAACAAGCTGAAAGAGTAAGTGAGTTTATGAATTATATGATTACGGAGAAGATGGAAGAATACACTCCGGAGTTTGATCAAATGTTATTTTATCTTCCACTTGCAGGATCTGCATTTAAAAAAGTTTATTATGATGCAATTTTAGAAAGAGCAGTATCAAAATTTATTCCTGCTGAAGATTTAGTAGTTCCTTATTATGCAACTGATTTAAAAGATGCTGCAAGAATTACACATGTTATTAAACAATCAGAAAATGATTTAAATAAAAAAATGGCGAGTGGTTTTTATAGAAAGATAGAGCTAAAAGAACCAGTAGAGACAAACAAAGATAAAATTCAAGACAAATATGACCAAATAGATGGTGTTAAACCTTCTGATGGAGGAAATTTATACACAATTCTAGAAATGCATGTTGATTTAGATTTGTCAGAGTACATGACTGACAACAAAGAAGATCAAATCAATATAAAAATTCCTTACATTGTTACAATTGAAGAAGATTCTAAAGAAATTTTATCAATTTATAGAAATTATAAGGAAGATGATCCTAAATTTGTTAAAAAAGAATATTTTTCACACTTCAAATTCTTACCTGGACTAGGTTTTTATGGTTTTGGACTGATCCATATGATCGGTGGCCTGTCTCGAACAGCAACTTTAGCTCTTAGACAGCTATTAGATGCTGGTACTTTATCAAATTTACCTGCTGGATTTAAATCTAGAGGCATGCGTGTGCGAGATGACGATCAACCAATACAACCTGGTGAGTTTAGAGATGTAGATGCACCTGGCGGAAACATAAAAGATCAATTTCAATTACTTCCATTCAAAGAACCAAGTGCAACTTTGTATCAATTAATGGATTATTGTGTGCAATCAGGTCAAAGATTTGCTTCAACTGCAGATATGCAAGTAGGAGATGCTAATCAACAAGCTGCAGTAGGTACAACTATAGCTCTTCTTGAACGTGGAAGCAGAGTAATGTCAGCTATTCATAAAAGATTGTACTATGCGATGCGTGTTGAGTTTAAATTGTTAGCTAAAGTTATTGCTGAATACTTGCCACCGGAATATCCTTACTCTGTTTACAATGCAGATAGAGTTATTAAAGCATTAGACTTTGATGACAGGGTAGATATTTTACCAATTGCAGATCCGACTATCTTCTCGATGTCACAAAGAATTACTTTAGCACAAACACAATTACAAATAGCTCAATCTAATCCTCAAATGCATAACATGCATGAAGTTTACAGAAGAGTTTATGAGTCGTTAGGTACAAAACAAGTTGATCAATTATTAAATCCAGAAGTTGTACCTCAACCTAAAGATCCGGCTATTGAAAACATGGAAGCATTGCAAATGGTTATACCAAAAGCATTTCCAGAACAATCTCATGATGCTCATATAGCAGCACATGCAGCATTTTTAAAAACTAGAATGGTTCAAATTAACCCACAAGTGTATGCATTACTACAAGGACATATTTCTGAACATTTATCACTTAAAGCAAACATAGAAGTGGCTCAACAAATAAGTCAAAATCCAGAAATGCAACAATTTGCTCAACAAAACCAAGAACAATATCAAATTATGTTTAATAATGAGGTTGCTAATCGTATTGCACAATTAACTAATGAATTAGCACAAGCTGAGTCCGAGATGGATGGGGCTAAACAAGACCCTCTAGTTATGTTAAAACAGAGAGAGCTAGATTTAAGAGCATTAGATATGCAAAGAAAAGCTCAAGAAGCGGCTATCAAAATTCAGAATCAAGATTCTCAATTTGAAGAGAAAATTGATGTTGATAAGATGAAGCTAGAGCAACAAGAAAAATCAGACGCTCAAAAATTAGCTCTTGCACAACAAAAGTTGATGCAAGATAGAAACAGAATTACAAAAGGAAAATAACATGTCTAAAAAAATAGGTTTAGAAAGTCAATATGCAAAACTTTATCCAGTAAAAGCAAACATCGGAAAATTTATTGCAATGGGAATTGCAAAAGCAGTTGGAAAGAAACCATCATCGGAATTTTCAAAACGTGCTATGCAATTAAGCACAAGTGAAACTCCTTCTACAGCAAAAAGAGCAATGTCTGGAAAAACAGTAGAGATGTTAACAGTAAAACCTACAATCAAAGGTAAAATAGTTGGTGAAGGTAAAGGTGCTGCAATAGGAACAGTAGGAACAGGACTTGGATATTATGATACAGTTATTAACGAAACAGATGTTGAATCAAAAATGGGTGGCGGAATAATGAATTACAATGAAGGTGGTTTCCCAGATTTAAATAAAGATGGAAGAACTACTTTTGCAGATGTTTTACAAGGAAGATTAAAAGGTAAGAAGAAAAATGGAAAAAAATAAAAAAAATTCTGGCAAAAGATCAGGGCCACCACCAAAGCGTGGCCCAAACCCTCAAGGTATAGATCCTTACGTAAGTCGTAATGAATTTAAAGAAGGTTTTTATAATCAACCAAGTCAACCACCAATTACTGCAGAAACAATGTATGGTAAAGGTACAACTAGAAGTTTAGAATATCCAACAGTTGATCCAGATACAAAAATGATTCAAGATACATTAGGTATGTCAGAAGGTGGATTTCTTGGTCAATATCCTGTTCAAGTAAAAAAGGTTCCTTTTAAAGGTACATTCTAATGTTGCCAGTGTTAAATGCTGTTGCTCCATTAGCTAAAATACTTTTCTCAACTATCGAGAAATCAGTACCAGATAAAGATTTACAAGAAAAATTAAAAGCACAATTGCAAACTCAATTGATGCAATCTCATACACAGGAATTAACAGCAGCTGCTAAAATTATTGAAGCTGAAGCAAAAGCTGGATGGTTTGCATCTAGTTGGAGACCATTATTAATGTACGTATTAATATTTATATTAGTATGGAACTATGTATTAGGACCAGTAATTTTATTCTTTTTTAAAGCTGTTATAACTATAACTCTTCCAGGAGATGTATGGACACTTTTACAAATTGGTTTGGGAGGTTACGTTGTGGGACGCTCTGCGGAGTCAGTTGCTAGAACTATGGCTAATAAACCTCAGTCAAAAGAACAAGAAAACGGGTAGATCTTATCCTTGTATTATTATAAGTAATACACTATATTTTAATTATGTTTGAAAGATTAAAAGACCTTATAGCTAAAAACTATTCTGATAAAGAAATAGAAAAGAAAAATAACATTCTTCTTAAAAGTAGAAAAGAAGTAGAAATTAATGGTAATGGAACTTCTGGTTATACAATCAAAGAAGGTTCTCACAAAGGCATTGTTTTAGGGCATATTTCTAGAGAAAAAAAGGTTATTGAGTAGTGGACTATTCTGCTATAGTTAAGTTTATAAAAAAACGTATCGTTGATTTAAAAGAAAACCTTGCCTATACCGTTGACTCTTTAGAACAACTTCAATATATTAGAGGACAAATCAGAGCCTTAGAAACTCTGCTACAGGATCTTAAAGACCTGCAACAAAAACAGGAGCAAGTAAATGACGACGGAGACGACGGAGATTTCAAATAATGAAATCCCTGCACATGTAGAAGGACTAATAGACGCATACAAAGAGAAAGAAAAAACCCAAACTTTTCTAGACGCAAAAGCTGTTGAAGAAAATTCATCTTTACTCGAAAGACTTCCAGAACCCACAGGTTGGAGAATTTTAGTTTTGCCTTGGGCAGGCCCAGCAAAAACTAAAGGTGGAGTATACCTATCCGATCAAACTGCGGAAACAATTCAAGTAACAACGGTTTGTGCATATGTCTTAAAAGTTGGTGACCTTGCATACACAGATAAAACTAGATTTCCTAATGGACCTTGGTGTCAAAAAGGAGATTGGGTAATATTTGGTCGTTATTCAGGGGCAAGATTCAAAATAGAAGGCGGAGAAGTAAGAATTCTAAATGATGATGAAATCATTGCTAGAATTAAGAACCCGGAGGATATTTTGCATACGTATTAACTACGCAATAACAGGAGCTACACATGATAGAAGAAAAGAAAAAATCTCCAGAAGTGGAGTTAGATACAGATGGTGTTGAAGAACAAACAATATCTGTTGAAGAAAAAAAAGTAGAAAGTAAAGAAGAACTTCCTAAACAAGAAGTTGATCTAGGTTATACAGAACCATTAAAACCTGGAATCGAAGGAATCAAAGTAGAAGAAGTTGAAGATAAAAAAGAATCAGCAGTTAAACCAAAAGCTGATGATGAAGATGATTTATCTCAATATTCTGATTCGGTTAAAAAAAGAATCGATAGACTAACTTACAAAGTTAGAGAGCATGAAAGAAGAGAAAAAGCTGCTCTTGAATTTGCTAAGGGAGTTCAAAAACAACTAGACGAACAAAAACAAAAATATAGCAAAACAAGTAAAAGCTATATTGAACAATTCACAGCTAGAGTTAATGCAGAACAAGAGAAAGCAAGAGGTGCATTAAAAGAAGCAATTGAACTTCAAGATGCTGATAAGATTGCAGACGCAAATGCAAGAATTACACAGTTAGCTATTGAAGCTGAAAAAGCTAAAATGACAGCTGAAGCTGAGGCAGAAAAAGAAGCCAAAGTTGTTCAACAACCTAGTCAAACTCAACAACCTCAAACGCAACAAACCTACGTAGAACCTTCAAAAAAGGCTAAATCTTGGGCTGAAAAGAATGAATGGTTTGGTAATGACAAAATCCTAACAGGAGCTGCATTTACCTTCCATGACGATTTAATTAGTCAAGGGTTTGACGCAGAGAGTGATGAGTACTATAATGAGATTGATAAATTGATGAGAGATACGTTCCCTCAAAGATTTAACAAACAGGAGCAAAAGAAACCCGTCCAAACTGTTGCATCTGCACAAAGAAACCAAGCCGGACGCCGTAGTGTGAAACTCACCAAGTCACAAATAGCTATCGCTAAAAAACTAGGGGTGCCACTAGAGGAATATGCAAAATACGTGAAGGAGAATAATTAATATGAGTGAAATAAAAAGAACCTCACGCGAGTCCGATGTTAGAAAAAAAGAAATGAAAAAAACTACATGGGCTCCACCGTCAAGTCTGGATGCACCTGCTGCACCAAATGGCTTTGCACATAGATGGATAAGAACATCTATTCAAGGCTTCGAAGACATGGGTAACGTGACTAAGAAGCTAAGAGAAGGTTGGGAATTTGTAAGAGCTGAAGAATTAAAAGATCAAGCTCAAAATTTTCCAGTCATCAATCAAGGTCAGTATGCAGGATGTGTTGGGATTGGAGGCCTTGTTCTGGCAAGGATACCTTTGGAGATATTAAAGGCTCGCTCCGAATATTTTCGGAAGATCACAAGTGATCAAATGAACGCAGTCGATAATGATCTTATGAAGGAACAGAACCCTGACATGCCAATCAATATTGAGAGGCAGTCAAGAGTAACTTTTGGTGGCGGTCGTAAGAGCTAAGATTTTTAGCAATAACCATTTAAACCAATAGAAGCTCTTAATTTTGTAAACTAAAAATAAACATAGGAGTAAACTATATATGGCAAACGTAAGTGAAAAGTTCGGTCTAAGACCGTACAGAAAACTAGACGGAACACCATTAGTTGGAGCTCAAAACAGATACACAATTAAGGCTGGCTACGCAACGGCAATATTTCAAGGGGATTTGGTAGTACCAACTTCCACTGGAAACATTGAAAGAGCGACTGCTGGTTCTTCTGCGGCTGTTGTTGGAGTATTCAACGGAGTGTTCTACAATGATCCTACTACAGGAAAACCAACATTTAAAAACTATTACCCAGGTGGCGTAACACCATCTCAAGGTGATATTACTGCAGCTGTTGTCGATGACCCAGATGCGGTGTTTTTAATTGATTCAGATGATGCTTTTACAAGAGCTGATCTGTTTACTAATTACTCTATTACTAATAATACGGGTAATGTACAAACTGGAATATCTAAAGTTCAGTTAGACAAATCTGCTACAGGAACTGCTAGCACATTTGTTATTCAGGCAATTGATATATCGCAAGATCCATCAAATTCTGATACTGCAGCTGTTAACGGAAATATTCTTGTTAGAATAAATCGCCATTTCTTTAGAACTGGCACAGGACTATAATAGGAGAATAAAAATATGGCTATATCACGAGCACAGCTAGTCAAAGAACTAGAGCCAGGATTGAATGCACTATTCGGTCTTGAGTACAGCAGATATGAAAATCAACATGCGGAGATTTTCCCTGCAGAAACTTCAGAAAGAGCTTTTGAAGAAGAAGTAATGCTATCAGGTTTCGGTTCAGCACCAGTTAAAAACGAAGGTGCTGGAGTAGTGTTTGATCAAGCGAACGAAACGTTCACAGCTAGATACACACACGAGACTATCGCTTTAGCATTTTCTATCACAGAAGAGGCTATTGAAGATAACTTATATGACAGACTTGCAGCTAGATACACAAGAGCTTTAGCAAGATCTATGTCAAATACTAAACAAGTTAAAGCTGCAGCGGTTTTGAACCAAGCACAAGTAACTACTGTAAGAGGTGGTGACGGAGTTTCTTTAATTAACTCAGCACATCCACTTGCTACTGGTGGTACTTTTTCAAACGTGCTTTCAACACCGGCTGACCTTAACGAAACATCACTAGAACAATCATTGATTGATATCGCTGGTTTTGTTGATGAAAGAGGATTAAAAATTGCTCTTACAGGTAGAAAAATGATAATTCCAAAAGAATTACAATTTACTGCTGAAAGATTAATGGCATCTCCTCAGAGAACAGCAACAGCTGATAACGACATCAACGCTATCAGAAGCATGGGAATGATTCCAGAAGGTTATAGAGTGAATAACTTCTTAACTGATACTGATTCATTCTTTATTTTGACTGACTGTCCTAATGGATTTAAACATTTCATTAGAAGTCCAATCAAAACTGCTATGGAAGGTGATTTCGATACAGGTAACGTAAGATTTAAAGCTAGAGAAAGATACAGCTTCGGTTGGTCTGATCCTAGATGCGTATTTGGTAACGGAAATTTACCAACTAGCTAATCTTTAAATTAGATTACTATTCTAAAGGGGCGGAGTCTTACTTCGCCCCTTTTTTTATGCTATAAATAAAATACTATACATAACTTTCTGATCTAGACGCAGTATAGTCGACGGCCTAGAGACTAGATTAGATTAACTAGGAGAATATAACTATGGCACTAACAACTTTTTCGGGTCCAGTCCGATCATTAGGTGGATTTATTGGGGCAACTCAAAATTCTACAACTGGAGCATACACAAATAATTTTGTGATTAATACAGCGGGTACAGTAGTAACTTCACCAGCAATTGTATTGCAAGGATTAGCAACAGGAACTTTAAGTGCAACTACTGGAGACAGTATTACTACTTTTTCTCAGCCAGCTAATACAGTTATAGTTTCAATTGCAATTCTTTGTGTAACAACTGCTACTGTTGCTTCAGGAAATATTGGTTTCGAAGTTGGAACAACAAGCTCAGGAGCAGAAATCGTAGCAACAGATGCTAACGATATTCTTGCTGCAGGAACATCAGTTCCAGCGGGAGCTTTTTATAACACAACTTTATTAAATACTACTGCTCAGAGTGCTTCACCAGCGGCAAGTCCGTTATATGCTTCAGCAGCAAGAACTATTTATTTAAATCTTACTAATACTACTACTGCATCTGCACGTGGTTCATTTAAGTGGATTATTCAATATAAACAAGTAGCGTAATTAAAATTTTAAGGAGCTCTTCGGAGCTCCTTAATACAAGGAGATAAATATGAGTAAAAGCGATATAAAACCGGTCGTAACGACTTCTTCTAATGCTGTATTATTTACGGGACCAACAAGATTAAGAGGTTATGCTGTTCAATCAACAGGTTCTTCTGGAACTGTAGTTATTAATGGTTTAGCAAATACTACTACTGTAAGTTCTTCTACAAATACTGAAGTTTATATTCCAATATCAGTTGGTGCAGGGCAAACAGAAACATTAAATCTCGCTGAAGATGGAGTTTTATATGCTAGAAGAAACGGCACAGGAATTATTGATGGAATTGGTATTACAGGAAATACAGATTCTTTAAGAGTAATTTTATATATAGATAAATAAAATGGCCGGTGTCGGTTGTCAGTTAAAAGGTACTGGTAAAGCAGTACGTGCGTACGCACGTGGGGGAGATGTCCAACCTCCTAAAACAAAAAAATATTTCAGACCAACTAAATCTGGTGCAGGTATGACTAAAGCAGGTGTCGCTAGATACCGAAGAGAAAATCCAGGTTCAAAATTATCCACAGCTGTTACAGAAGACAATCCAAAAGGTAAAAGAGCATCGAGAAGAAAATCTTATTGTGCAAGATCTGCTGGTCAAATGAAAATGTTTCCAGGAGCTGCAAAAGATCCTAACTCCAGACTGCGTCAGGCTAGACGTAGATGGAAATGTTAGTTATCTTTCCATCATAATGGAAATAAATAAATTATTAGTACATAAACATTTAATTGTACGAGCAGAAGTCTATCGACCACCGATGGACGAGGAGTTTCTTAGGCGTTGGTTAAACGAATTCATAGAACAAATTGGAATGAAAGTAATGATGGGACCTTATGTTAAATATTCTAACATGGAAGGTAACAGAGGAATTACAGGAGCTGCAATTATTGAAACATCACATATTGTAATGCATATTTGGGATGAAGTGAGTCCAGCATTAATGCAATTTGATGTTTATTCATGCGGTGAATTTGATCCTAAATCTATTTGTAATAAAATAGATAAAGACTTTACAGTTCATAAAATAGAATATAAATACTTAGATAGGGAAACAGGATTAAATGAAATTAGATAATGGCATATTTAAATGCAAACATACCACCAATTTATTGTAAAATAAGGAGAGAATATTTATATGACTTACGAGAACATAAAGGCGAAACTGAAGATTGTGTGGTCTTTGCTATTGCAAGCATTCCAGGGCGTGCAATCTTATTTCATGCTTTACTTACGAATGGTGCAATATATTGGAGG